TCTGAGGATGTCCTGCGGAAAGCCCAATCTCACGCAGACAAGCTGGGTAGCCAGTTAGATAAACGGATTGCCAACGCTCAAAAATTAGCAGAACAGTCGATTAAGTTAGCCAAAGCGGGTGGCGTCTCTTTAACTCCCGAACAAGAGATTGCTCTAAAGCAAGCGGCAGTTAATCAAGCTATGATTGAGCCAGACGATTCGGTGGAGCAAATCAATGCGGTTGCTCCACAACCTAAACAGGCAAGCAGCTTCGATTTGAACGCGGAAATTACTAAGATTATGGAAAAAACAGGTGTTTATATTAGCCCACCAGAAGCAAATAAATTGATTGGTGAGGTCAGCTCAGACTTCGAATATCTGCTTAAATTCAATGATCTGTGTAAGGAACGCTCGAATAAATCAAGTTCACCTGAAACCCGCATTCCGACAATGACAGCTCAAACTTCGCGGGCAAGCTCCCCCGACATACTGCGCCAACAATATAATACTGAAATCGAGCAGATTAGGTTGGGGAAGCATCCCACGATTCGCAGGGGCAATCAGGTTGCAATTTTGCAACTGAAAGAAAAATATCGGAAGGAGGGGCTGACGGACATATAAAAAATAAACTATGAGGTGATAAAATGGCTAACGATCCATATCCCGTTACGTCTTATCAGAATACCGTCGCGCAAAAGCGGGTTATTACTGATTACATCGCCATGCTTGACCCCAGCGATGCCCCACTTATTGAGGCAATTGGTGGGCTTGATGGCGCGTCGTCCAAGTTTCGTTTTGTAAATAAAGGTACTAAAGTTGAGTGGTTAGAGGACAACCTTGCTCCGCTCGCTGGCACGCTGAGCATGGCTGCATCTGTGGCTGGTAGCGCTACTACCATTACTGCTGCTGATGCAAATATGCTCCAGCCCGGTCACATCTTAAAGATTGGAACAGAGTTATTGTGGGTATCGAGTGTCAGCCCAAGCACCAAAGAGGTAGTTGTAACGCGTGGATTTGGCGGTACATCTACTGCTTCAATCGCATCAACTGCCACGTTTAGCATTGTTGGTATGGCGCGCCTTGAAGCCGCAGAAGCAACACCAATTGGAACAACGCCTGTCAGCAACAACTATAACTACACCCAAATCTTCGAGAAGGAAGTGCGGGTTAGTGGCACTGCCCAATCTATTGACTTCTATGGCATTACCAATCCCATGGAATACCAAGAAGCAAAGTCTATTCCAGAACAGATGCGCTTGATTGAATTAACGCTTCAAAATGGAAAGAGAAGTGCGGGAAGCTCCAGCACTCCACGTACTATGGGTGGCTACGAGGTATTCATTACCAGCAATACGGTACAAGGATCTGCGTTTGCTGTTGGGGTAATCAACTCTGCTGCTCAAAAAATCTATGATGCGGGTGGCAGTGGCGACTTTCTGGCCATCTGCAACCCAAGCGATTTCACAAAAGTTCAAGCGCTGTTCGATAATTCTGCGTTTGTGCGTTACTCGCCTGACCAATCGGTCTTTGGCGTTGAAGTTCAGACGGTTCGTACGCCGTTTGGCAATGTTAACTTTTTGATTGACCGCTGGCAAAAGCAAGGCACTATTCCAATGTTGACTTTGGAAAACGTTGGTATGCTGACATTGCGCCCGTGGACTGTAACACCACTTGCTAAGAGCGGTGACTACGACCGAGAGGAACTCACAGGCGAATTTACTTTCTGTGTGAAACTCGAAAAGTCGCACGCATTGATAACAGGTATAGCCTAATAGAAGGGGAGGGAGAAATACCCTCCCCTAAAATAATATGTCTCAATTATCTACGCAACCAATTGTGCGCTGTAAGCACTGTGGAAAGATGCTTAAGGTATCTTTCCTCAACACATTTAAGAACGATGAGGACGGCACTCTGCTTATGGAGCTTTTTAAGGGCGTGACCAAAGATGCGCTCTGTGAAGATTGCCTTAATCGTAAAAACTATTTACTTTCTCAAGGAAGAGGTGATGAGTGGTTTCAACTCCCATAAAACCCGTAGTTGATATTGGAATTGCTTGCAACATTTATCAGTCATTTCAGTTTTGGACTGGATTGGTTGAATTAATTTTATCTGAGGAACGCGCAGGAAATATTATTATTGGAAAAATCAGGGCGATTGGTTCAGCTTTGCCCGATCACAACAAGAATAGTATTGTTGGAAATGTGGTTAAAAGACTGTCTTTAACTGATGCTAATCGCCAAGAAATAACTAAGGGATTTTTGGATGATGGAGCGGATTACTTATTCTGGATGGACGATGATACCGTCCCGCCCCAGTTGGCTATATCGACTTTAGTAAAATCTGGGCACGAGTTTATCGCTGGTGTTTATTATATGCCCAGCGAAACCTGTTATCCAATTGCTTATAAACGCGAGAAAAGCAATCTGTATTCTCCCGTTTATAAATATCCAATAGGCGCATTGTTGGAGGTAGACGCGGTTGGATTTGGATGCACTTTGACCAAGCGCTCTGTATTTGAAAAAATCATGGCTGGGCATACAGTTTATGTGCGCTACGATGGTACTTTGCTTCCTATGCCGAACGACAGGATTTTCGAAGGCAATGCGCCAGTAAATCTTGCCCCGATGATAAAGGATGGTGTGTATATGGAATCGGTTCGCAAGCAAAGCGATGACGAAAATGATAAGCGCCCATTCCCATTCTTTGCGCTGGAGAACGGACGAACGGAAGATTATTATTTTTGCGAGCTTGCCGAGCATGTTGGCGTGAAGCCATACCTTGACACAACTGTGCAATGCTCCCATTGGAAATTGGGTGCAACTACCATTGATAATTACAAAAAATTAATTTACGAAAGTGAGAACATATTATGAAGGTGGCGTATGTTGGAAATGAAATTTTCTTGCCCCCAGAAGATAGCGAGGTGGACAAATATGCTTTTAATGACTTGTCCATTGGGGAAAAAGAAAATGAGTATGACTTGATTTACTCGACCAATTCTTTGCCAGAGGTTGAGCGCAAGGATGTTATTGCTCTTTTAGAGGCTATATATAAAGCCCTAAAGCCTGGTGGTGAATTGTGTATCGCCGTTCCATCCGCAGAATATGCTGGATTGCAACTCTACAAAAATAATATAGACGAAGCTTTGCTGTTTATGCTCTACGGGAATAGTCAAGCCAATTATCATTGCTGCTACACAATGCTTGTGCTGCGTTCGCTATTAGAAAGGGCAAGGTTTGTTATCAAGCACGCACGCAATATCATTATGGAGCTCACTAATCCCGCTGGTGAAAAGATCCAAATCCCAGTAAATGAGATAATTTGTACAAAGTTAGAGGCTCAAGATGGCAACACTGTTTAATGCAATGCTCGAAACCGCGAGGTTGGCTGGGGTATTGGTGGGCGGGAAAACAACCGCCCAACTCAACGCCGATTACTTCTACGACACCAATCGCTGGGAGCCTGATGGGTACTTCAATAATGGCACCGTATTTATTCTTTCAGGTTCTGTCAATCTCAATAATACCCGCCGAGTCATTAGCTATAAGCATGTAAACGGAGAATTTTATTGCGAAACTTTCGATGGAACCATTGTACAAGGAACATTATACAATGTTACCAATGCGCATCGTGAAGCCCTTGTGTCAGCCGTGAATAATGCCTTAGTTCAAATGGGGGAGTATGTAGAAATTGAGGACACCGCCACAATTCTAACTGGTGCGCAAGAATTAGTGCTGCCCGCTGGTGTGAGCAATGTGGTGAGAATAGAATATGCGGGCAGCAGAAAATTCAGGATTGGAAATTGGCGGGAAATAAACGGCAAAATTTTATTTGGTTGGGGATTTGATACTGCCCCAAGCGAACCCATTAGAATTTATTATCTCAAAAGCCATCCGCAAGTTTATAACGATAACGACATAATCAATCCGAATTACAATCTGAAAAGGCTGGCTTGGACGGCTGCATATATGTACCTATTAGACAGAATGCAATACGCGGGCAATGCAGACGACAAGGAACAGTTCCTCTTACAGAACGCCCAACAAATGGCACAACGGCTTGCGCTTCAATTTCCTGTACGACAATTAGAAAGAGACCCGATACTGGCAAGGTACTAATGGCTAATTCACTAAGCATGGTAACAGTTGGAAGCAAGGTAAAAGCTCCCACACACGATATCAAACTTACCGATCATCTCGGCAACTCGCTGGGATTAATTCTCTGCGATAATCGTGGCAAGGTTGATCCACGGGGAATGCAAATCTCGTCCATGCCCCGAACCACCTTGCGCACCTCACAGGGCAGCACGGGATATGACAACCTCGAACTCCCCTATATAACAGAAGTCCAAACAGATTTCTCTGGCGGACGTGGCGCTGATGAGTTTTCCAAAGATAGGTCTAAATATTACGATTCTTATCGCATGGATACGACAAGGTAATTTCCTATTTGTGGCCCTCTTGAAACAATTCAAGAGGGAATTGGGGTAGAGGCGCTCAATCAAGACATAGAGTCTGAATATTCCGATTACTTGGAACTCAATGATACCAGCAAACCCATAGCTTTCAAAATAAAAATTAATAATTCTGGAAACATTAGAGCCATAAGCCTAAATCTTTACTGGCAAGAAGTGCCCGATGTTCCTCTAAGTTTTAAGTATGCAGTCACTGTTATTGATGCTGACGCAGATATGCCAGATATTGATGACTTGGAATTTAAGACTTCGTCTTATGATGAACCGCCATTAGATAATGAAAGATGGGTGGAGAAGGTATTAACTTGCAATGTTGGTGTTCTTGAAGGGCAAAATTTAATCATTGTCTTGAAAGATTTCTCCCAAGAACTCGAACTGCGTTTTTCTATCACAGGCGGTTGGGGTGGACAAACTGAGGACGGATATATATTTGCAGCCGAAACAGACGACCCTGATGAACACATAATTCTGTCGGCTTTGCTGGATACTGATGATGAATATGAAGATGTAATTTTAGAATATCAAACTGATGAATGGGCGGTTATTTTACCGTGGGCATCCTTGTATGGCTCTCTCATTTATGGCTCAAGTTCTTATGCCAAGATTTTTGAATACAAGCATCAGATGTATGCGGTTGTTAATGAGCAAACCGATATCGGTGCGCCGAAACTATTTATGAATGGCTATCGTGGCAATGCGGGAAACAATGCTACTGACTTGGGGGTTACCTTAACAAGAATACCGATGTCAGTTAATGAATTAACTGGAAAAATCATCCTTATTTATAACGGACCAGGAGAGGATGAAACTCAGCCGTGGCGAAAGATTCTTCGCAATAGCGCACAGGGCGTAATACGCGTAGAACCACAATGGAATTTACAACAATCGGTCATGACCGAGTATGTCATTCTGGGAACAGATAAGTGGACGGAAATAACTGGGCACGGGTTGACTGCTCCCGTCACAGACATACAAGTGGTAGAGGATTACGTTGTATTTGCGCAGGGTACAAAAGCGCCCATTAGGATTATGCACGAATACAACAATGCTGGAACTTGGACAAGAGAATTTGCTGAGCACGTCTCTAATCAGTTCAATGAAACTTCGTCAACGGAAGCGTTTGACCAACCAGTTTATGCTGACCTCATAGAATCTGGTGTGTTGGTTACAGGCGAAGCAGTATTGTGGCGCGCCAGAACGGATGACAGCAAAGTTGATTACAGCTTTGTAAAAAAGTGGGATGAGGGGGGATATGCGGATGGCAAAATTAATCTGTTCTTCTTTGATGTGAATAAGCACGAGCGCGACGATTTGCGCATCCAGAGAGCCAGGGTTCAGCAGGATTTAGCCAATGAGCAAGCCGAGGACGCCCCTGATGAAGGCTTAATTACTTCTTACGAGCGCATGATCCAAGATTACAATCAGCAGATATTCTTATATCAAACTGATGAGTATTATGCTCCCGACCCAGACGATGATAACAAGCAGCAATTAGTAACAGAGCACAAATTTTTGCCGTATCACATTGTCTGTGGGGATGAGTCTTCAAACATTACTGGTATGGTGATGTATGGCGAACCGCAAGTTCCTTACATTTTCAAAGAGGATAGTTTTGGTTCGATTGTAAATAATGTCTATGCTAAACTGCCAGTTGCAGAAATGAAATATCTGCGCTCAGAAAATAATGGCAAGGCAAATATGCAACAGGGCGTTTATCTTTACTTCGGTATGGAAGGGGGCATGATTGAAAGGTATTACGACCAGAGATTAGATGATGTCGGACCTACTGGGAAAGACGCCTTACCCAGTAGTAGGCAGGGCGAGATAACTAAACTAATTCCTTATGCTGGCAGATACTACGCAGCGATTAATGCTGGTATCTATGGAACATCGTCTGTGCTTTGCGCTACCGAATTTGGTTGGCATGAAATTTATCGTGCCAGTACGATTGGCAAGATGATTACGGATATCACCATTCAAACTATTCCTGGATTTGACAACCCCGACAGAATGCTTATTAGTGAAGGAACTGGGCTTGTCTCTATTCCAATTGCGCTAAACCCGCTATTCCAAGCTGGATATAAATACTACGGTCACGACATCAACATATCCCAAAAGCCTTACATAGAAACCGCCTGGTTTGACTTTGGATTAAAGGACGTCAACAAGTTCTTCAAGAGCGTTACTATTTTTTCTGATTGCACGGACACGGAGAAGCCAAGAGGAACCGAATATAACATTTATGTCTATTACAAGGTAGATAATGATAAAGACTGGAAACTGGCGGGGCGGGGTGGTGCCTACGCCACCCAGTAAATCAATTTTACCAATGATAACAGCTGCTCTGGCAAACGCCTCAAGTTGCGCATTGCAATGGGCTCCAATACCGAGCCAGATGAGACACCACGCATACGCGCAATTGTGATCAATTCTGTGCTGAGGGTTCCAGTAAAGCGCAGCTGGCAGATCAATTTCTTATTAGAGCCGATGAAAGACTTACAGGATAGACCGCTCACGGATAATCCTGGATTAATTTACGACACATTGTTCAATTGGAGTAACTCGGCGGTAGAACCCAATCCGCTATTAATGAACACAAATGATTTTGTTACGGACAACAAATATGTGTTCATTGACCCAGCCTCTATTACGACTTATCAAGCCGTATCTCAGATGGGCGATGGGTCGGGACAAAAAGAATACAAACATTTGGGCACAATGGTATTATATGAGATGTGAGGTGAAGTATGGCTAAGAGCTCTGCGCAGCATCCAGGCTTCAAAAAGGTTCAATCCGAAATTGCCAAGAAGATAAATCCGCGCACGGGTAAGCCCTATGGTATGGAAAAGGCTGGGGCAATCTTGGCATCCAGAACAAGAGCCGCAAGTCCTGCTGCAAAAAAGAAAAATCCGCGTTTGCGGAAAGTAAAAGGAAAGTAATTGGACGCCACTGATGATCTCATTATTCAGGGCAAGCCTGTTGATTCGGTCAACGAATACAATGTTGGCATTGCGCTTGACCGATTGGGATATGAGTATGAGTATCAAAAATATGTTGGCATTCCAGGAGTTAGAGGATTAATTATTGTTGACTTTCTGGTATACACAACACCCAAGCCAACGCCACTTTTTGTTCACGGCGAATACTGGCATAGTGGCAGATTTCGAGCGGAATCAGAATTTCAACAAGCCGCTCTAAACCAAAGGATGAGAGGAACTTGGGCAGAGGCTGTCATCATTTGGGAACACCAGTGCGAAACAGTTGAGGATGCCATCAATGCACTAAAAAACTTATTGTGAGGAATAAATGACAGACTTATTATTTAAGAAATTATCCGAGATGGGTGAATATTCAACCGTTCCAAAATCCGAAGACAAGCTTTGGTTTTGGGTGGTTGACCCGACAGAGGCTGACCCAGCAAATCGCAATAAGTTTGCTGACTTTTACAAGATTATCACAGACATTGAAACCTACCAACTTAAGGATGGCTGTATAACATCCGAAAAGATTGCTGGTGGCGCAATCACTAATCCTAAATTAGCTGAAGATTCGGTTGATAGTTCCAATATTAAAGCTGGTGCAATCAATACAACCCATTTAGCAACGAACTTTTTGTTGCCTTTTACAAAGATGGATGGACTTAATACAGATCCCAATGCCGATCGCTTGGTTTTCTTTGATGATAGCGCTGGGAAATTGCAATACTTGACAGTAGGATATGGGCTTAATTTATCTGGCACAAACTTATCAGTAACATTGCCTGCGGCAACGGATTGGGCTGTAGACCAGCAAGGGCTAATTTATATCCACGGAAACAACTTGCCGTTAGATGCATCCACTTGGTTGACCGCTGGTTCTGGCATTACTATTTCTGGGCGTGTAATTTCTGCGGGTCTTTCAGGCGATTTAATTGCCGATAATGCTGTTACCGACGCAAAGCTCCGAGATAGTTCAGCGTATTCGGTTATTGGGAGGTCATCCAATACCGCAGGAGATCCAGCCGATATTATTGCCTCAAGTGATGGCTATGTGCTAAGGCGTTCTGGAACGACTCTTGGATTTGGAACATTGGGTTCAGCGAGTTTAGCTACTGGTGCTGTTACCGCAGGAAAGATTGCCGCAGGCGGGGTGAGTGCCACTAATCAAATTGCGGATGGAATTATCACACCAGAAAAACTCATTAACCAACCCACAATTATTAATGTGCGTGTATTTGATGAGAATACATTGGTATCTGGCGGAACAGGAAAAGCCCAAATCTTTGTTCCTTACGATGTAGATGGCGCTGTGCTTTCCAAAGTGGATATTGGAGTAGTTACCCCATCTACCAGCGGAGCAATCAGTGTCCAGATATACCGCATCGATACCAGCACAAACTTACTTTCAACCTCCGCATCTCTGGCAGCCAATAACTATAATACGGCTGCAAGCGGAACAAGAGGGGCTGGTTCCACTACTGTTACAAAAGGACAACGCCTGCGTATAGATGTTACTTATGCGGGTAGTACTGCAAAGGGATTAGATGTTCAGTTGGTGTTTGTAAAATGAGAGTGATTACTGTAGAAAGTCCGCAAGGTCATTACGAAGTCCCATTAGGAACACGCATACTTTGGGACACGGCTACCCCGCCAACTAATTGGCAGTTCGATACTGACCTTACCAGCGTATTTGTTATGGGAGCAGATGAGCCAGACTTAACTGCTCGTGGCGCTATTAATCATACGCATACTACTCCTGGTTTGGCAAGTGGTGGAGCACACACGGATCATCCTGTGGTTGTAAGTGGTGTAAGTACGGCAGAGGTGGTCATAAATGTAGATTCAGGGGGTTATAACTGTGTTGGCGGTCATTCTCATTCTGGAGCGGGGAATTGTGGTTCTGCTGGGGCGCACACACATACCACGCCCAATACGGGAACAGGCAGTAACTATCCCCCGTTTCGCAAGTTAAGATGGATTTATTCCAATACCTCTACGGTTGTTCCTGTCGGTGGAATTGTTATGCACAATGGAAGCGCTACTGCGCTTGTCTCGGGCTGGCAAGTTTGCGATGGCACGAATGGCACTTATGATATGCGTGGTTACTTCCCGATTCATACTGCTACTGATGCAGAAATGGGGCAAACGGGCGGCTTCTCATCTCACGCTCATCCAGTAGGAATTTCAGGTTCAGCAAGTGAAACTCATTCCCACGGAATTTATATTGGATTGAGCACGAATGGAGGCTCAAACAATAGTGCTTATCAGGCTGGTGGCATTACTGTACAAGGCTCTCACTCTCATTCCGCTGGCGCCGACTCACCTTCTGCTGGGGCGCACACACATTCAATGAATAACACTGGAAGCACAGACTCTCTTCCGCCTTATATTCAACTTTATTTCATTAAGAGGATTGCATAATGGACGTACCTTCTGGAACTGTAGTTTTATGGATGGGTTCAGCAGAATCTATTCCTACGGGCTGGGCTAAATATTCTGCGACCGTTGGACGTTTTATTCGAGGCGTTCCTGCTGGACAATCGGTTGGTGCAACGGGCGGAAATGCATCCACTCACGTTCACACAATGGGGACAGCTCTTACGGGTGGGAGTCATACTCACGGCGAGAAGTCATTTACCAGTACTTCAGGCGGAAATCTTGTTTCGAGGGATGTCGGACAAACAGTCCCCGCTTCTGCCAGTCATACGCATACAGGCAAAGTCTCTCTTGGTTCTGGCGGAGCACACGTTCACAACCCAGCCTCTGCTAATACTGGCGCTCCAATTGGAGAAACTAACCCTCCCTACGTTAAGGGAATTTACATTATAAAGACTTAGTATAGCATAGGATGCAATTATGCCACTCAAAAAAGGAAGTTCACAAAAAACAATCAGCAGCAATATCAGCACGTTACGTCACGAAGGCTATCCACAAAAGCAGGCAATAGCGATTGCTCTGCAAAAAGCTGGTAAAATTAAAAAGAAATCAAAAAAGAAGAGGTGAAATATGGACTTTGATGCTATTGTTGCAGGACTGCCGCTTGTATTAGTGGTCATTGGACTGGTCGAATGGTTCAAACAATTAGGCGTGCAGGGCAATACCTTGCGCTATGTCAGTATGGCTATTGGACTGGTCATTGGCATTGCCTACCAAATCAGCTTGGGCTTACCCGCTGACTTCGCAGGCTGGTTCGCAGCTTGTATCTACGGCTTAGGGCTTGGCTTGGTTGCCTCAGGTATTTATGATGCAGCTGCTGATATCGTCAAGAAAGTCGTAAAATAATGGGCGGCTCACAGACGCACAGCGTTACCAATACGCAGCTCCAGATTCAGCTGGCAGGTATTGCTGGGCGTCTGGAGCGCATCGAAGTTGATATTGGGGAAATCAAGGATAGATTAATGAGCAACGACACACGGGTTGGGGCAATCGAACAAGCACAAGCGGGCGTGCATCCTATTCTGGATGCACGCTTGGATGCATTAGAGAAGCGCACCAATAAACACGATGACCAAATCTCAGAGCTCACCAAGAATGTTGAGAGCCTGCACCAGACTGTGAAAGTGGTCACTTGGATTTGTGGAATTGCAGGTGCAGCGATTATTACTTGGCTGATAGCGCAGCTATTGGCTTTGATTTAATCGGAGGGTAAATGGCATTATCAGATTATGCATTTGGAATAGACATCTCGCACCACAACGGGCTGGTGAACTTTGATGTCGTCAAAGCTAACTCGCCTAAGGTGGTGTTCATTGCTGCTAAAGCCAGCGAGGGGGCGAGTTTCAAAGACTCACAATTCACTCGCAACTGGGCAGAGATGAAGCGCATCGGGGTTTGTAGAATGGCGTACCATTATATGCGGTTCAGCACTTCGGCTGTGGCTCAAAAGGACAACCTGCTATCGGCAACAAGTGATTGGGATTGGGAGCACGATAGGCTCGTGCTGGATTGTGAGGAAGAGAGCGCACTCACTGCCTCGCAGATTACTGATATAGTCAATACCCTAATGGCTCAATTGCGCACAGTCACGGGACGCCTGCCCATTTTGTATTCACGGGCAGAGTGGGTAAACCGCAAGATGATTGTCAGCAGGTTACCTAACAATGTTGACTGGTGGTTAGCGCATTATCTCAAGCCTTTGCCAGAACCGCAATACACGCCAGAAATGACCCCACCGCCAGCCATTCCGAGAGGAGCAAGCCGATGGCTCATTCACCAGACGGGTGAACGTTGTAAGTCTATCGGCACGGCGAAAATTTATATGGATTACGACCGCTGGAACGGAAGTTCTGAGGACATCTTAGCTTACTTTGGGCTTACGGACGCACCCGCACCCGAGCCACCGCTTGAGGAAAAGGTTCAACGTTTGTGGCAAGCACACAAGGAATTGTGGGGATAAATGGCTACGATAAAATACTGCTCTTGGGCTACTGGCGATGACACCAACGGCACTGGAAGCGCATCCAGTCCTTATAAGACCATTACCAAAGCCTCTACTGGACGAACGGGTGGCGATGAGGTCAGGGTTGCTAAAAGCCCTGACCCAACTGCCTTGACTGGCACGACTGCATGGAC